ATCCATTTTTGGATATGACCGGTCCTGAAAAAGTTGTGTTTGCCATAATAGTCTCCTGTATAGCGGTTAAACTTTGTAGTCTCTATACCGTCTGCCTAGCCAGTCTACAAAATTATTAATTCTAGGTGTTTTGATTATATATAAAAAAAGGGGCGATGTGAACACCGCCCCTTTTAAGTAACCGCATCTTTACGGTTTAAATAGCTTGACTATTAGCTAGTTGGTAAGTTTCCGTTACCAAATACACATCTTGGATCAGACCATCCAAAAGAGTATCTTTCTCTAGCTTTGAATCTAACGTTTCCTGTATCGAAATCACCTTCCATAGCAGTTTTAATTGGACTTCTAATGAAGTGTTTAAAACCATTTGGAACATCAGTCATGATGAAGTATGAATCAGTGTCAGTTAAAAAGTTATTAACTCTGTAACCTTCTGGTACCATACCCATGTTTGCGATAGCATTGATGTCGTTATCAGCTGTGCCAACTCTTTGAGGAGACTTCATTAGTCTTTCAGCAGTGAATTGTAATTCTTTTGGAATTATCATTTTTCTGCCCATAAGAGCTATTTTTAAGCCTCTTTCATCAACGAAACCTGCAATGTCAATCAAAGATTGCTCAAGTGAAGTTTCGTTAAGGTCAGCAGCAGTTGCTAAACGGTTCGAAAAAGTTCCGCCAGTTGCAAGTGGGTGTGAAGCACTAATTAAAGGTACTCCGTCACCACCATTGTAACCAGTTGCTTTCTGAGCGTTGTTAAGCACTGATGCAGCTTTAACTTGTTTTGTGTTAGACATAGATCTTGCAAGAGCTCTAGTGTATCTTGCAGCTAATCTATCATACAGATTATCTTCAATAGCTTCTTCAGTAATTGAGAATGCTAATGCGATAGTTTCGTGTGAGTATCTAGCAGTGAAAGTTTCAGTTGCTTGATCAAACACTACTCCAGCACCTTCTTGTTTAACTGGTGCAGAAGCGAAACCACTTAACATTACTTCTTCTTCAAAAGCTCTGTCAGATGTTTCAGCTGGAAAAATTTCCGCGTGCTGATTTTCGTATCTGTTGTACTCCAGGCCGAATAAAGCATTCAAACCTGGCTCTAGTTCTTTAACTAGTTGTGATCGTGATATTGCCATAGTTTATTCTCCTTATGCTAAGCCTGTACCACTTCTGTAGAAGTGATTGTTGATTCTAACAAGAATGTTCGCGTTAGCAACACTAGTGTCAGAGTTGTCAGGATCTTGCGATATATCAATCGCTTGTACTACGTAAGTAGAAGCAGTTCCTTTAACACTTACATCTAATTGTGCTTTCGAGATACCTGTTTGAGTAACACCAGTAGTGTTTGTTACACCATAGTTACTAAACAAGTTACTTCTTGCAAATGTATCATCAGCGTCCATTAAAAACACTGCATCTGGATCGTCAACAACGAAAGCAGTAATATCGCCTTCAGTTGGTGTAACTGAACCAGGGTAGTAGTTTTTGTATGTAGGCTTCTGAGTTGTTGGGTCGTTATAGAACACCCCATTGAATACTCCTACAACAGCAGTTTCAGGTGCTCCAGAAGGATCATACTTTTCAATATTACCAGTAGAAGTTGGAATAACCAAATCTCCTTGATAAATTGCAGTTCCATATCCGGCCTTAACTGTATATCTGTTTTGAGCTCCAACAAGCGGTGTTCCGTCTAGTTTTCTGTACGGTCTTAGACCGAACTTTTCTGCGACGTTAGCCATATGTTTTTTCTCCTATTTAACATTTATTACAATTAAGAGTTCCGATCGTGGGTAGGTATTACTAAAAAATTAGCTTTTACGTCTACCACCAAAGGTAACTCTACTTTGCCTATCAATATTGATTGGCATTTCAGGTCGTTGTTCCTTCATCAGATCATTGTCAACCGCGTTCATTTGGTCTTGAGTAATTCTATCGAAATACTCGGCACGGCTTTTTAATATCTCTTCAGGTATCCTTGCCAACACAAGGCCTCCAATTCCAATACACCCTTCATATTGTCCCTGCCTTATTACTGGGTACTTGTGAATATCAGAAGAGTTTTTAATTTCCTCTGCTCTTACAAATTCCCAACCTTCTCTGAATTTTTTAGTTACGTTAGCCGTATCTTCAAATCCAGCCACACTCGTTCTTATCCAACGATGAGCATAGCCCTGTGGTGCAGGTGGTGCATCCAAACTGGATGGTGGAGTCCATGAACTAGGTTTCTTTTCAGCTTGTCTAGTCTCTGACTCGCGTGAGGTTCTTTTTATATTATCCATTTGCATTCTCCTTCACGTATTTTGCGTATTCCTCTAGTGGCACCCCTAGTTTTTTAGCGATAACTATTTGTGACTTGGTGAGTTTCACTGATCGGCGTCCGCTTTGGTTTCTTTGTGCAGAAGCAACAGTCTGGACGGGTTTCTTTTGCTCCTGTGGTTGACTAAATTTATGAGGAAAATTTTCTCTCATAACTTTATCAATTTCATTATAATACTCATCACTCTCTGCGTCAAACCCCTGCTCTATGAGGTCTTGATGAGTTTGAAAAGCTGCACTGGTCATAATTCTATCCGAACCAAACCATTCATTCTTTTCTGCCCAATTTCTAGCTTTTCCAGAAGGTTCTGGATAAGTAGGATTTTGAGGTGCTTGAGTTTGTACAGGTCTTGTTTTAGCTCTTTCTTCTTTAGCTTCTTCCTCTGCCTGTGTTAGTTTAACTTTTTCAGCCTCAACAGCTAATTGAGCAATCCTTGTATTTGCTTCAGCTATTCTATCTGCATCTTGTTCAGCAATCGCATCTCTTAATGCTGTTTTTGCTTTCTCTTGTTCTGCAGTAACTCTAGCTGAAAATTGTTCAATATAACTTTTGTTTGTTTTAGAGAATCTAGTATTAGTATTATCTAATTCTTTTTTGATACTTGATGCATAATCAAGTGCTGCTTTTTCTCTTCTTTCAGCTTCTCTAATTTTAAAAGTTAACTTATCAATTCTTCGTTTAACTTTTTCTGAAACATCAGATAAATCATCAACCTTAGTTTCTGATTTTTCTTCTTCTTTTGTTTCAACTGTGATTCCTTCAATACCTTCTTTTTTAGGTTCAGTGTAACCTAAATCAACTTCTTCTCTAGGTAGTTCAGGTTCAGTAGATTGAGTTTTCTGTTCTTCAACTTCTACCGATTGTTCATTAACACCATCAGTATCTAATTCTACTTCAGGTGATCTTTTTACGTCTTCTTCCATTTATAGCTCCTGTTTTATTGCGTATGTTAGTATGCATGTAAGATATCATCTGGATTATTAATCTTTGCGATTATCTCATCATCGTTTAGAATACGAACTTCTCCGCCTTCTATTTTAAATCTAGATCCAGCATAACGACCAAAGATTACCCAATCTCCTTTTTGACACCAAGGACCATTAGGAAATTTATCTTTGTCTTTGTAGCATAGATCACCCATCTTCAATACGTATGCACATACGGTAGTCATCTGTATTGTTTCTTGGGTAGAGTCAGAAAGATAGATTCCGCCTTTAGTTTTTTTAGGACCAGCGTATGGTAAAACTAAAATACGATAACCAGTTGGACTAGGTAATCTATCTAAAAGATTTGAATCTTTTTCAATAGCCTTTGCATCTAGTCGGGTTTCTTCTACTTCTTCTCTTGATTTGTAAGCATTGAGTAATGCTTCTGTTTTTTTAGGTACTTCCTTTGAAGTCTCTAAGTTCTTTGTCATTTAGTTGCTCCTGTTTTTTCTGCAGGTCATTAAGATCCTGAAGCAAAGACTCTAGGCCTTTGATTTGTCCTCTAATATAATGAAGTTGTTCTAATTTGTCAACGGAGTACACCAGGGTATCTTTTAGAGATTCTACTCTCTGATCAACTAACTTTTTTACTATTCTATAATCTATATCCATTAATTTCTTTTCAAAGCTATTTTGTTTTTACCTTGTTTTAATAGCATAAAACCAAACTCATTTACAATAACTTTTAATATAAGATCCATATCATATTTAGGATAATCATCAAAAACGAACACCGTACCAGCATGAGATCTTTCTGCAAAAAACATAGCTTCTTTTACTACATCATATGTTTTATGGGGTCCGTCAAAATGAACTAAATCATATTTGTTTCTTATTTCTTTTTTATCTCTGTAAATAGGAACACCATCATGAAAACGTTTCATAAATTCATCATCACCCATAGGAAACAATGTAAAGTTTTTATAATTAATATCTTTAATTAATTGAAGTTTCATATCATTCGTATAATCACAAGTATATGAACCAGAATTATCGTAATGTTCGTAATTTAAATTGCCATAAGGATCAATTCCAATATGCCAATGTTTTTTAAATACTAATTGATTTAAAATTATCTCAGTTCCTTTACCTTGTCGAACTCCAATTTCAGCTGTAAATAAATCGTCGTTATCTAATGATTTACAAGCTTCTTCTAAAATTTCGTATTCTGTGCTGTCTCCTTGGATCATACCAAGTGTATATACTAATTATATGGTTTGTAAATAGATTTAATTCTACCTTGTGATTGTAATATTTTACGATCGCCTTTACTCATTTGATCTAATTGTTTTTCTGAAAACTCATGTTTAGGTTTTTTAACAAACCATTTTTTAAACCATGTCCACATTATTTTTTACCATTTGTTTTAATTAAATCCGTAGCCTTAATTCCATAGATCGCTGCAACAACAGAAACCCATAATGAAACTATCCACCAAGGCATCTCTTGTAATTTTTGAAAATATAAATCTAGTTTTGCTTGTATCTCTTCATCTTCAGCAAATACGGAATAAAATAAAATTGCCAGTGGAGATGTGAGAACTAAAAGTACAAATTCGTCCTTCCAGTCGCCTTTTTGATTTTTTGCAATCTGTCCACTGTACTCTATCTCTCCACGCTTCATCTTTTCAGCATGAACGATTTGTGCTTCAGACATTATGATTTCAGATTTTTTTTTATTTTTATAAATCTCCGCACCAGTCTTTAGTGCAGTACCAATTAAACTCCAAGGAAACATTAAAGCACTCCTTTAAAATTCATTCCTCTTATTGCGATTCCACCTCCACGTTTTCCAAATGGTGTGTGTTCTGCGTGTCTCATTGAAAATTCTTTTTTAGTTTCAGTAGGTTGTTTAACTGCTTTACCAACGTAAGCTGAAACAACTTTATTTTTTTTAAATTTTTTATACTTCAAATATTCACTACCAGGAATTTGTGGAGTGTTACCACTAGGAACAGGACCTGTTTTATTCTTACCTTTTACATTAGTTGTTTGTTCATCAAAATATTTTCCTTTAAATGCAGTTACTACTTTGCAAGGAGGCATTGTGCCATCAGGACATAAACCTCTTTGATTATCTCCTCCACCTATTGTAGGAAATTGAGGAACTGTAGGTCTTGCAGGTTCATAATCATTTAAATTTTTTCCAAGAGTCATATCAGATACTTTTGGTGCAAATAAATTTTTTGCTATTGTTATAGCACCTAAAGGTAAATTTAATGCTTTTGATGCTCCATACATCAAAAGACTTTTTCCTAAATCCATAGAACCTGTAAATTTATCTTTTAATGAATCTGGTTGACTTGCTTTAGAAATAATATTAACTTGTCTTTGTCTTTCTAAGCCTGTGTCTCTTTCAACAGGTCCTACACTGCCATAACCTTTTGCAGCTCTTTCTTTTGCTTTAGAAGGTGCACCCATATCAGCACCACCACCGAATTGTAATTTAACTGGAGGTACGTTGGGGTTTGGCCCACGTTTAGGTGGTGGGCCAGATCTTTTGCCAGAAACTTTATATCCCATTATGCTTTACCTTTTCTTGCTTCAGATAATGCAATAGCGATTGCTTGTTTTTTATTTTTAACTTTCTTTTTTGACTTACCAATATGTAATTCGCCTTTTTTAAATTCTTTCATTACTTTTTTAATTTTAGCTTCTTTACCATATTTAGCTTTCATAATTTTTCCAGGTTTCATAGATTCATCTTGAAGACCCATGCCTCTGTTCTTTGCTTTCTCAGCTCTAAGAACTGCGAAATCTTTTCCGTCTAATACATTTGGAGGAGGAGCTTTAGCAGCGATAGCTTTTTGTTTAGAAGACATTCCACCTGTCTCATAACCATACATCATACCACCACCCATTTTATTATCAGGTTTAAATTTTTCTTTTGCATAACTGTAGCCTGCACCAACACCTGCTCCAATTTTAACTCCTGCATCTATAATTCTTCCTATCGGAGATCTTTTAAAAACATTTTTAGTTGCTGTTTTTAAAATATTTGATGTTTTAGATTTTGATTCTAATGATGTAGAAAGTAATCTGCTACCTAATACAGGATTATCCATTAATTTTTTTCCTATAGATTTAAAAGAAGGTGTAATACCTTTACCAATTCCACTTGGACTGTTTTTATTAACAGTTGTAAGTAAGTTTGAGTAGGCTTTATCTAGCCCCAGTTTTTTTCCCATTTTGTTTCTCCATTTTCTCACGAGCAACTTCTAATCTTTTATCAGATTGCTCATCTTGTGTTTCTAATTTTAATCTATCAAAATCTAATTTCTCTTCAAACTGATCTTGGTTTTGTTCTATCTTCATATTACCCTCTTGAGCACGTCTTTGTAAATCCATAGCTCTTAAATCGAGTTCTCTTTGTTTCAACATGACAATTGGGTCTTGTTTTTGGCTTTCAACCATAGATTCTTGTTGAGCTAACTCTGTAGTGATTTGTGCAATACGTTTTGCAACTTCAGAATTGAACATAGCTTGAAATTGCTGTGGGTTTTGTTGTGCTATAGCCATTAAATTAGGATCCTGTTGCATCATTGCCATAACTTCAGCAGATGCCTTCATAGAAACGTGTTGAGAGATGTGTCCTTGTAAATTTGCATAAACCATAGGGTTAATTTGTACCATTCTAGTTCTCATAAACGCAGAATGTGCTGCAATATGAGCATCATGGTCTTGATCTGGGAATGCTACTAGCTGTTGCATCTGTAAAGCTTCCATATTTTCAATTGCAGGGTCTTTTGGGAACGGTTTTTGCTCTGGTTTTAAGATTTGTGGTATTTCTTTAGTGCCAAGAGCTTCATAAACACGTCTATAAGCTTCATGTAGGTTATGAAGTTGTGGATTTGACTGTGCAATTTGTAATTGTGTCTGTGCAAGAGTCACTCTTTGTGACATTGAGAAGATATTTGGGTCTGCAACCGGTAAAATATCTACTCGGTCGTCGAAATCTGCCATTTTAATCACTCTCTCAGCCCCGTAGACAGCGTATGGATACTCTGGTGGTAGGTATTCAGCTATAATTTGACCTAATAGTCTAAATTCTTGCTTCATTGCGTAGTAACAACGCTTATGAATAGCCGACATAACTCTAGAACCACGCTCTAAAAGAGCAATTGTAGTTCCAACTGCTGCTTGTTGGTTGCCATCACCGACTTGTTGGTCAGCAATTGATGCAAATCTTCTTCCTGCATCTACACAAAAACCTAAAAGATTGAATAAAGTAGTGCTTGGTTCTTTAAAAGGCAGTAATTGAAACTGATCTCTGATGTTTCCGCCTGGTGCATCGACATCTCTGAACTCTCCAGGTTGAATTGGTTGGTCATCATCTCTAATTCTCATGCCTCTAGACTTAAATCCAGCAGGTAAATTCGATAAAGTACCTGCATCAAGTAGTTGTCTTAGAGCTGTAGTTGCTGTTCGCGACAGGCCACCGATCATATGAATTAAACCAAAGCCATAAAAACCTAAACCAGGTAAAAATTTGTAGTGTGAGAAATATTCTTTTCTAACAAATTTAGGATCACCTTCTTTGTAGTTTCTATAAATAGCTAAAATTTTTCTAGAACCTTCTTCAATAGTTACTATGTAAGGTATTTTAATATTGATTTTATCATCATCGTTCTCTGCAATGTAGTCAGATAAATCTAAATCTACATGCATTTCTAAAATATTATAAATATAATCTTTTGATTCAACAGGTTTAATACCTTCTAGTTCGTTATACTTATCTTGAATCTTGTTATCTTTCTTTTCTGGCTTCATTAGGTCTACTTCTTTGTAGAAACCTGCTGCCATCTTTTTTAACAAATCATTTTCAGATTGTTTTAGTACGTGTGTAATTCTTTGTGCATCTTTTAAATCTGTTGCATAATACGGAACAACTAAATCTTCTGCAGGTACAAATTTAGAAACTGCTCTTTCTAGCATTGCATCGTAATATATTTTTTTAAATGCAGATCCTGCTAGTGGTAAATAAAATAATAACTGATCAAACTCTGGAGTGTATTCTTCCATCTTTTCCATTAGCTGATAGTTCATAAAATCTTTAACTCTTTCAGCTTGAGATTCTGTTTGTTCGTTTTGTACTCCAACGATTCTAGTTTTTACAGGACCATCAGATGGTAATAATTCTTTATAAGCTTGTGCTTGGAATTGTGTAACGGCTTCCGATAACAAAGGATGAGTAACATTACTTGCTCCTTTGAAAGGTTGTGTAGTCGATGTATATTTAAAACCTAAAAGGTCTAAACCATTTCGATAAGTTTCTTCCCAATCTTTTCTAGATGTTTTGTCGCTGTCATATTCAGTGATCAAATCAGATGCTAATTGTGATAAAGCTTTATCATCAATTTCTTCTGCAAGGTTTGCGTAGAAGTCTTGTTCAGTTTCTTCTGTTATTTCTTCTTCACCTTCTTCAGGTGGTAAAGTTACAACAGCTTCTTCCTCAACATCAACTTCTTCGTTGATTGGATTATCGGATTCAATAGCCATTAGTATATTTTAGTTATTTTATTTTTTCCTATTTTGCATTTAGCCATGACGCCATTTTTAGCTTTAATCATTTTGCCATACTTAGCACCAGTCATGCCATATTCATAAGCATCATCTGTATCACCAAAATATCTTGTTTTTTGTCCACCCTTTGTATCAATCACAGGAGTGGTTAAAACATTTCTGATTTTATCCATGATACCGATTTTGCCTTCTTTGACACCAGCACCACCCTTCATAATTGGGTCGTCGTATCTTTTTCTGTACATGTTGCTTAATACACTGTCTCTGCCTTTATCAATATTGACTCCAGCATCTTTTGCTCCAAAAGCTTTGGAAGCAGCATACGCGGCACCAGCCATGGCTGCAGCCTTCCCAGCTTTTTTGAGTATTTTTTTTAATTTAGCCATAATTATTCTCCTATAGGTATATTGGGAGAGTGTAAAGCATTTTATAACAAAAATCTATAATAGGGAAGCAAAAATATTCTTATCTGCTACAAAGCCACCTTCATACATATAAGCTTTCATAGGTAATAGGAATTTTTTAAGAACTTCATCATTTGCTATTAAAGTAGGCACCATTTCATAGTTATCAGGATTATCTGGACCCATTTCTTTTATAATTATTTTACTGCCTCTAATATTACCTTGCTCTCTTCTAAGTTTAGCTAAAGTTAATGCTTCTTCATAAGTATCTGCCGCAGCTAAATGATCTTCATAAATATACTCATCACCAATTTTCTTAGTGTAATGAGCTTTACCACTTTTAAAATTATCTAATAGATCATTACTATCTTTAGAAGTATATTCATAAATAACTTTAAATCTTTTGTTTGGATTACTTTTAGGCATTGGAAACATTTCAAACTTAGCTCCATATTGTTTTGCCATTCTATCTAATGGTGCTACCATCGCTGCAAAGTCTTTTGTTTTTTTATAGTTACCATTCTTATCTCTTATCAAAGCTTTACCATCCATTAATCCGTAATTAACTTCATCACCAATCTTTCCAGAAAAATCTGAAGCCATCTTAACTCCTTTATTCATCGGACTAGGTACAATAGAGATTGCATTAATTTTTCTTTCCGCCATCGTACGTAATAAATTTTTAACTGCATAGTCTGGCCATGCTTTAGCTAGAGGTGCTGCAGTTGTTGCACTAAGAGGTTCTTTTTGTAAAAATTTACCGATCGATTGTTTTTCTAATTGACCAATCTCATAATTGACTCTTGCAAGTTCTTGTTGTTGTTTTCTAGTTAGTCCTGCAATCCCTCTACCAATTTCTTGATAAGGAGCTATTTGATCTAATAATTTTTTTCTTTCATTTCTTAAAATGTTTAAAGGTGCATCTATGTTAAAAGGATTTACTTTATTTTTAAAATAATTTGATCTAACATCTGCATCACTAGCAAATTGTTGTGAGTGTAAATCCGTCTGCACTTCTGAAACTCTAATATGTCTTTTACCTGCTCCTAATTTTGGATTTGGTAAATCATCATATCGTATAAAACCAATCTCATTATCAATATAGTGAGGAGGCTCCTCACTATAAAATTTACCTGACTTTGTATTTGGTACTGGTCTACTATAGTAGATAACATCTTCAGTAAAATTTTCTCCAGCGTCCATTTTATATTTATAACCCATACCCGTTTTATAAGCTGGGTAAAAATTATTATGATTAGCTTTATCTCTTCTAAGATTAAAAAAATCTCTATTAATAGGAAGTTCTTTACTGTATCTATTGTAATCTCCTGTTATTCGATTAAATTTAACTAATAGATCTTGAAAAGGTTTAGGATCTGTTTTTAATGCTTTAGGTAATTGAATTAAAGATTCTTGAACTCTTTTAGTTTTTGCTGCATTTAAACCTTTTCTAGCTTCAAACATAGTTTCTGTTAATTCATCCATCATACCATTCAAATATGAAAATTCGCCTTCAGGAATACCTTCTTTGTTTACTGCTTGAACTGCCTCATTTAATTCTCTTTTAAAAGTAGCCATGTCGCCATCTGGATTGCCTCTAACTCCCAATCGTAATGTTTTTAAATCATTGATCGGAGAGTTCTTAACCATGGTTAATAAAGTTTCTCTATCGACAGGTAAATTATTCTCATCTGCAACTTTTAAGAAACCACCTTTAGGTTCCATGACTTCTTCAAACTTTTGTCTACCTGGTTGTTGTCCTGGCACATCTCTTATTGCTTTCGGTCTTAAAATTCTTTCAAAGCTAACAATGTTTAATTCATCTAACTCATCGGGAGTTACTCTTCTTGAAACTCCTTGTAACCAACCACTATTAATTTTTAAATCATTGGTATTCGCTTGTGCTAACCACTTCATCCAATCCTTTGCAGGAGCTACATCAAAAGGTGCTTCCATAATTCTATCGTAAGCTGCTGAACCTACAATTGGATTAAAATTTTTACCAGGCTCTACTGAAGAAGAATAACCTCTACCTTGAGTTAAAGGAATGTTCATCACTTCATTGAATCTTGTTTTATTTAAAGCAGGGACTGGAGCTGTAGTTATTAACTCTGTGGATTGTCCGGTGGCCGTTGGTATGTTAGGAACTTCCTCTACTACTTTATTAGGTTTGTAAGTAAAATTAGATTTAGGAGCTGTAGGTCTTTTTAATAAATTTTTTACGAAAGGAAGTCTTCGTGCTAGAACACC